GTTCAGCACGGCGGCGGCTTTAACCTGTTTGGTGTAAGCCATTGCACGAGCCAACGCCTTGGTGTAGCGAGCAGACAAGCTGTCGTACAAGTTGTCTTCGATGGCCTCTTCGGTCAGCGAGAAACCCAAAGCAATGGTTTCGTGGTTGTAGCGAGCTGTAAACGCCTCTTGAGCATTGTCATAAGCGATGGCTTGGCCTTCGTTCTTGACAGGTGCGGCAGAGAAGCCGGACAGCTTGGTTTCTTCTTCAAAAGAACGCTCAGAAGTTTCAGTTTCATAAATTTCTTTATGTTGCTGACCGTACGTTGCGTATTCCAGACCGAACAAAGCGTTCAAGCCGGGGAGCAATTCTTTCAGTAGTTGGGCACGAGAAATAGCCATTTAATTGCTCCTTTAGGCGGCAGTTGTGACGTTCGTGGCGGATGTATAAGTGTGAACGCCAAAGTTGAATTTGACGATCACTTCTGTATACGAGCCAGAAGCGTTGACGGTTTCAGGAACCACATCAACAATGCGGAAAGGCAAAGTGGTGGTTGAACCAGTCGAGTTGTACACGCCTTCTTTAGAGTCGCCAGAGGTAGTGCTACCAGCAGTCAAGAAGAAAGCCACGTTTTGACCAACAGCCGCACGGGTCAAGCCACTGACGGTTGTCGAATTGGACAACACAGCAACTTTGTACAGAGTGTTGGGATCGTCAGCAACAATACCCACGGCATCAGAAGCAACAGTGCCGCCGGGCCAGTATTGAGCGAAAATCTTTTGGTTGGTTGATGGGTTTGTATAAGAACAACCCATGAAAACACCGACTGCATCGGTGGCGGATGTAGTGCCCGTGGCGGCTCGGCTCAGAGTACCACCAGTGTTCAGACGGACAACATCACCTGCAAAGATGGATGTGCCAGAGCCTGAAGCAATGGGGATATTGCGAGTAGAACCAGCGAACACCTGACCGCCGATCAGATTGATCGGTTGGAAGCCGTAAGGGCCAGCAACGGTAGGATATGCCATGAAAAAACTCCAAAAAGTTTAAAAACCTTTGCCAAAGGTGGTCGAAGACTTTCCCTCTTTGAAAAGAGGCATCCTCGCATCGCTTTGACGCATAAAGCTGTTGTCTACAGCGTCCGTTTGAGCTTGTGTTTGACGGCTGTAATAAGCTCGTCTTTGTTGCACAAATTCACTTGGAGTTTTGCAAAGCAACAACCCACTGATCTCAATGTTGTCTTTGAATCGACTGTTGGGATCAATTAACAGTTGAAACTTAGGTTGCTCTTCAACTCGTACAGGCTCCCAGCCCTCACGCAACATTCTCGAAACATTGCGAGGGTCTGCTTGACCCAGTGTTGAAGTACGCACCCAGTGATAGTCGTAACCCGGTTCTTTGTCAGGCTCGGGCAAGAGTTCCGCTGGCATCCACTGCTTGGGACGTTCAAAGGTTGCTCTTGTGTCAACATCACGGCTTAAACGGTTCAGTTCGGTCTTCGTCATTTCAAATCTCCAGTTTTAAAACTTCTTTGCCATATTGCTCAGGTGTAATCCCAAGTTTCTTTGCGAGAGCTATTTGGGATGGCTTTAGCTTCATTTTTTTTGAAGCCGTGCTTCGTGATGCCGGAGCTACAACAACGCTCGGTTTCGTGCGAGCAGGAGGTTTGGAGTCAACTTCGACTTCCGTTTCGTCTTCCTCAAATCTATCGGGGAAGCGTTTTCGCATTGTTGCGTCAATGCGCTGATAGTATTCATCAGTTGTGGCATAACCAGCGCCATTCTCTGCAATGAGTTTTTCGTGTATTCCCATTGCTAAAGCTCGCATCTCAGAGTCCGTATCAAGCCAAGAGTTACGCTCTCGCCATTTTTCAAACTTGAGATCACGGGGCGGCTGTTTAGGCCGTTGGGGCGTTTGTACCACAAATTCTTCATCTTGCACAGGCTGTGATTTGAAATTTTGCTCAGCCCTTTCGGCGTTCGCAATCGACAACTTGGCTTCCGTCATTGCCTCTTGAGCCTCAATGATTTTGTCGGTGTCTCCCGACTCGTATGCATCACGGTAGTCTCTTTTGGCTTTTTCCAAGGCCGCATGGGCATTGGTTTTGATGGAGCTAATTGCGAACGACTCGGTGTTGTTCACTCGCCCTTTGAGTGCTTTGTTTTCCTCAAAAAGCTTTTGAGCCACAGCAATGGCTTCCTCACGCTCACGGTCGGCGGCTTCCTTCGCCCTGCGTTCATCGTGGTAAACCTTTTTGAATGCGGCTATTTTTTGTTTGGCGGCGGCTGAATATTCATCCAACTCATCCTTTTCCAATTCCTCTACAAACTTGGGGTCTGACGGAGTTTTGCCACGGTCTTGCTCTGGGGTATCGTCCTCAACCTCAATCTCAACATCCGTCTGGGTTTCTTCGTCAGGAAATTTGTACTCTTCGCCTTTAAATGTGCTCATGTGTGCTCCTTATTTGCGTTTGATGCCACGGGGGTCTTCCACGGTTCCTTCAACGGAGTCATCGTTGATGATGCGGAATTCTTTGCCATGAATCACAAGCCGAGTACCGGCGTGTGGACGAACGAGGATAAAGTCACCTTCTTTGCACCAAGGGCCATTGGGAAAGCGTTTTTCGTCTTTGTAACAATCGGGGCCAAGCTTGACCACAAACAGCACGGTGGTCAGCAATTCCTCGTTGTGTACAGTGAGTTCGGCTTTGATGATGCCGCTCTCGTACTCCTTCTCCTGCTCTGGGATGGCGCACAGAATGCGGTATCCAGAAGGATTGGGGAGTTGTTTTGCCTTTTCTTCGTGGGTCAAAGGTGCGACCTCTTTTAATGCACTTTCTTCTGCCAGCCTCGTGCCGACACTCGACAAGTCATTCATTAAATCTCTCCGATTTTTGTTTTTGGTCTAATACGAATTCCCGTGCGATCAGCAGACCCCGAATCTGACCGCAGGTTGCTTTGTATTCCGACAGTTCACTTACGTTGCCTGTGGCTACAAAATCCCGTAATTGATAAATTTTGTCGTCAATATTTTTAACAATTACGTCAAAGTTATCCATTAATCACCCTTTTGCGTTGGTTGTGATGGTTGTTTGGGATTTTTTGCATCGTGCAGTTTGAACAGCGACTCTCTGTTTAAACGATCTTTGGTTGAGGCCATTTCGTAGCCTAAACGGTGACCGCCAAGGTTGAGTTTTTCCTGCTCTGCCTCTGCTTTTTGCGCCAAAGTTGCTTTTTCGTGAGCAATCTTGACCCCTAGCTTGTGGCCTTCCAAGTTGGTTTGAGCCTCCAATTTGGCCTCCTCGACCTGCAATTGAGCCTGTTTGAGGGCTGTGTCTGCTTGGTCTTTTGCCATTTTTCGCTTGATTTCCTCGCCCTTGAGTTGCAATTCCTGCATCTGCATTTGGATGATGGGGTCTTGCTGTTGCTGGGCAATTTGCTGTTGGGCGGCTTCGGCTTGGTTCTTTTGAAGCAGTTGCTGACTGGCTTGGGCCACCAGACGAGCAATCTGAACTTCGTACTCCTGCGGCAACTCATCGTCATCCTCCTCCATGTAGGGCAGAGGAGCGCCAATTTGCTGTTCGATTTGTTGGCGATACTGAAAGCCAAAGTGCTCGGCAATGTGCGCCTGAAGACCTGCGGTGATTTGTTGTGCGTTGGGGCTTTGACCCACAATTGCCGCCGTCTTGGGGTCTTGCAGGAAGTTCATGTGAGAAGCGATGTGCGCTTCGTGGTCTTGGTAGATGAACGCCTTGAGGGGCTTGCTCATCATGGCATTCATGTTCTCGCTCAGAGGATCACGGGGCTTTTGATCATCTTCTAGCGGAATGAGCTTTTGGGCGTTGCGAATACCCAGCACATCCAGCATTTGGCGATGAAGCTGGGGCATATTGTAGATACTGGGCGCATTCTGAGCCAACTGCAAGACAGCCTGATACTGCACAATCTTTTGCGCCATCGTGGCGGCATTGGGATCGGAGACGGGGATGACTTCACAGCAATCGTAGTCAGACTTCTTGGCGCTACGGCTACCTTCTTCTGGCTCGTAGTCATATTCCTCTGGCGTGTAGTCACGAATGATGTCACGCAACAAGCAAAGCTCTTGCTTCATGGAGTAGTGGATGCGGGCCTGAACGGCAGACATCACCTTCAGGGTGCGCTCCAACAGCGCCAGCGTTGAACCCACCGGGGCGTTGGCAGACATATCCGCCACGTTTAAATCGCCTGAGCCAGCGGCTCTGCGGCCTTCTTCCACAATGTTTGCCAACAGCGCCATCAAGACTTGGCTTGGCTCTTTGTATGGGAGTGGCAAGAGGTTGTCTTTGAGTGTTCCCGAGGCAACATCCGCATCACGCCACTCTCCGGGTGAGATGGGGGTGTCATCGCCCTTGACTCTCATGCCCTTGGTCTTGAAGCCACCGGGCAAGTTGCTCAAGGTTCCTGCATCAACCAACTGACGGATCAACGATGTGCCTGACTTGGCAAACGCCCCAATCAGGTGGATCAGGCCGAAGTAATAGAAGCCAAAGCCCGGGACGTAGCCATAGTGGACGAAGTGGTTTCGCTTTTGATGGGTGTCATCTTCT